TCTCGATTGTATGGACTGGACAACAGAACGCACAAACTCACTATTCGATTAAAGGAAAATTATGAGCATTTTGGACAAAATTAAAAAGAACAGTTCCATTAAAGATTCAGCTATTTTAGCGAAATCTAAATTCTTCACGGACAAGGATATGATTCCAACATCCGTGCCTATCATCAACGTTGCGTTGTCTGGTAAACTTGATGGTGGTCTTACACCAGGTCTTACAATGTGGGCAGGTCCATCAAAGCACTTTAAGACTGCTTTCTCTTTGTTGATGGCCAAATCTTATTTGGACAAATATGAAGATGCCGCTTTGTTATTTTATGATTCAGAGTTTGGTACTCCACAGTCCTACTTTGATTCTTTTGGTATCGATACCAATCGTGTACTTCATACTCCACTTACGGATATTGAACAGTTGAAGTTTGATATCATGCAACAACTCTCAAATCTGGAACGTGGTGATAGACTCATTATTGTTATTGATTCTATCGGCAATCTTGCATCAAAGAAAGAAGTTGATGATGCACTTGAAGGTAAGTCTGTTGCTGACATGTCACGTGCTAAACAAGTGAAGTCTTTGTTCCGTATGGTAACACCACACTTATCACTCAAAGATATTCCAATGATTGTTGTGAATCACACATACAAAGAAATTGGTTTATATCCTAAAGATATTGTTGGTGGTGGCACAGGTTCTTATTACTCCGCTGATAACATCTTTATCATCGGTCGTCAGCAAGAAAAAGAAGGTACCGAAGTTATTGGTTACAATTTTATTATCAATGTAGAAAAATCACGTTATGTTAAAGAAAAATCTAAAATTCCTGTGTCTGTGTCTTTTGATGGCGGTATTAGCAAATGGTCTGGCTTACTTGATATTGCACTTGAATCCGGACATGTTATCAAGCCTAGCAATGGTTGGTATTCAAAGGTAGATAAAACTACCGGTGAAGTGGAAGAAAAGAAGTATCGCATTAAAGATACCGATTCAAAAGAGTTTTGGATTCCAATTCTAAAAGACAAATCATTCCAAGACTATATTCAAGACAAGTATCAGATTGCTACTGGTAATATTATGCAAGGAGATATTGATGTCGAAGCAGTATAAAGAAGGTGTAGATTTTAATTATGTTATTCCTGAATCTGAAGGAACTACTGTTGGTATTAAATTACTGACAGGTCAATACTCAGATACCGTTTATCAATATGGTAAAGTGAAGATTGAAGAAGAGAAAGATGGTGCCATCTATCTCAGGTTCGTATATAATGTGATGGAAACTACTTTGAATAAAGAAGAACTTGAGAAAAGTTCCGAATTCAAAAACCATATCGGTGACATTTTAGTAAGTATAATGTCACAAAACATTGACAAGGGAATTATTGATGAAGTTGGAACAGACTATTCTGAGGAATCTGATACAGAATGATGACTACATGAGGAAGGTTTTACCTTTCCTCAAAGATGAGTATTTTTCGGATAGAACAGAAAAAGTAATTTATGATGAAATCCTATCCTTCACAAACACTTATAACAGCACGCCATCTATTGAAGCGGTTACATTGGCCGTCAAAGAAAGGCGTAACCTCACAAATGAGGAAGTGGAGAAGTGCGAATCTTATCTTCAAGAAATTGAACAGTCTTCAAAGACGGAACAAAAAACTGATAACAATTGGCTCATTGACAAAACTGAGAAGTTCTGCCAGGAAAAAGCCATTTATAATGCAGTCTTAAATTCAATTTCAATTCTTGATGGTAAAGATAAAGCAAATGATAAAGGTGCAATTCCCAAGATTTTATCTGATGCATTGGCTATCAGTTTCGATAGTTCCGTTGGTCACGATTACCTAGAAGACTCAGATGGACGATTTGAATTCTACCACAGAAAAGAAGAACGAATCCCGTTCGACCTTGAATACTTCAACAAGATCACGAAGGGTGGTCTTCCTACAAAAACCCTCAATATCGCCTTGGCTGGCACTGGTGTTGGTAAGTCTCTTTTTATGTGTCATGTCGCCGCTGGTGCTATGTCACAAGGTAAAAATGTACTCTACATCACTATGGAAATGGCTGAGGAGAAAATTGCTGAACGTATAGATGCAAATCTATTGAACGTAACTGTTGATGATTTGGTTCAATTACCAAAAGACATGTATGACAGAAAGGTCAAACATGTCAAAGACATGACAACAGGCAAGTTGATTATCAAAGAATATCCAACCGCATCTGCATCTGCAACCCACTTCAGAACACTATTAAATGAACTTAACCTTAAAAAATCTTTTGTACCTGATATTATTTTCATTGATTATCTTAATATCTGTTGTTCTTCTCGGATTAAAGCAGGTGCAAACATCAACTCTTACACCTATGTTAAGTCCATTGCAGAAGAACTGCGAGGACTTGCCGTTGAATTCGGAGTCCCAATTGTTTCTGCTACACAGACAACACGGTCCGGTTTTACTTCATCCGACCCCGGACTCGAAGATACAAGTGAAAGTTTTGGTTTGCCAGCAACCGCAGACTTAATGTTTGCATTGATTTCTTCCGAAGAACTTGAAGCACTCGGTCAAATCATGGTTAAACAGTTGAAGAATCGTTATTCTGATCCAACTGCACACAAGAGATTCGTTCTTGGTGTTGACCGTGCAAAGATGAGATTGTATGATGTTGAACAAGATGCACAGAATGGTCTTGCTGATGCTGGTCACAATCCAGTATCAAATTCACAACCAAACAATGGCTTTAAGAAAAAGGACTTTGGTGGTTTCAAAGTATAAATACTTCCATTTAGGGTGTTTATAAATGGCCGCACAACAGGGTTTTCAGTATGAGATAAATGCTTCAGATATTCTAAAGCCCATGGGTTTCGTTCCTGCGTCCTTTAGACCAGCTGGAGCAGGTTCTAATCAACCCGACCTTATGCTACAGCATAAAAAGAAAAAGGCTGGATGTGAACTAAAAATTACAGCCGCTTCGGCAGGATCTCTTGTTTTAAAATATGACAGCAAAGATAAAAAGGATCCTTGGAAATTTGGTGATATCAAAAAAGAAGATGATGAAAAACAATTCATTGCCGATTTGGCAGAAGAAGTTGGTCTATTTGATATTTTAAAAAAGCAATGGAAAGAAGTACCGTTCAAAAGAGATAAAGATTTATTATGGGAATCAACAGCAGGTAAATTAACTCCACAACAAAGATATGAAAGAGACAGAGATACCTTTCAAGATGTTCGTGGTGAAATTCCAGCAACAAAGATTGAGCAGTATTACAATAAGAAAGATACTTGGTATGTTAATGTCGGAACACACGGATTTTATTTGATGGGTAGAAAAAATCCATTACAATTAAAAGGTGTTCCTATGTTTGGTTCATCCGCTAAAGCTACATATAGGGCACGTGTACAATACAAAGGTGCTGGTAATTATCAGTTCACATTTGAAATGCAATTCTCTATACCCACAAATAAAAAATCACCTTTTAATATTGCACCAGTTGATGGAAAATCTGTTACAATTATAAAAAACAAACTTAACCTTTCATGTTTCATTTAATATGGCACTAGACAAAAACACCCAACAAATTTTAAGTGAGTATGATGACGATTTCGATTTCGGTTTCACCGCAACGGATGAAGAAGAATATAATTCAATCATTACACAAAAAGACGAAACAGTAGAAGCATACAAGGCTAGATTGGCTGAAGTTGAAAAACTTATTCTACCGTTCTTAATGAAGTTATTAAAGACTTCTGACCAACCAATCATCAAATGGCCAAATCGCAAACCTGTAATCGAAGCACAAATTGAAAAGATATTGAAAGTAACAAGGGATTAAATTATGAAACCACTGGTGACGGTGATTACCCCAACAACAGGTAGTCATCAATTATATAATGTATTGAAATCTGTAAACACACAGACTTATTCCAACATAGAACATATTGTGGTAGCCGATGGTCCACAATATTCTAAAGCGACACAAGGTATGTTAGAAGGTTCACAAGCCCTACTGATTCAATTACCTTACAATACAGGCCACAGTCAATATAACGGACACCGAATCTATGGTGCAATGTCTTATATTGCTAACGGTGACTATATCTGCTT